TTCCGGTGCAATAGGCTTGGTCGCCTGTAAGGTTCTGCACCGCTGCCTTGATTGCGTCGATACATTCTACGCCGTCGCGTTGATAGTGGTCAGGGTTGATGGGGTCGGTCATTTATGTCCTCCGCCGATTTCTGAAAAATTTTGAGCGACCTCCCCCTATACAGCGCGACAGGGGTAGGGGGGCAAGGGTCGTCTTTTTTTGCCGCGGGCTGCTATCCACAGGGTTCACGGGCGATCTGGCGATTGTGCAGCGCGACGATTTAACATAATGATAATTATGCGTCATGGTGCAGTGCGGTAAGTCATTGATATACATAGCATTCGTTTTTGCTGTGGATAACTTCATGGTAATTGCTCATTTATTGTACAGCGCAGACCACCTTGCGACCTGATCCAGGTTCATCGGTGGGGTGCGTCCAGAGCGCAGCGCATCCTTGGTCATCGACACAGTAGCCTCACGCACCTGATCGACCGTAACTCCTTGATCGTAAAGGACTTTTGCGTGTTTGAAACTCTGATCTGGCAGCCGACTGACGCCAGATGTGGCCTCGACCGCCTTCTTGAATGCGTGTGCGAGTATCTGATAGTCGGTGTTTGAATCCCTCAGACTCCCTGTCTGCATATTTGTTTCGGCTGGCTTTATCTCCTCGTCAGGATCATCAGAGATGATGCGAGATGGTGCCCAGAACTGTTCATTGGTTGGGATCGGATCGTTGCCTTCCCATAGAACCTGGTATCGATTCACCTTACCTCGACTACGGCGCTTGATGTGCTTCGGGTATGGCCTCGGCTCAAGTAAGCGCACATAGCCCAGCTCCTTGAGAACTCGCATCGTTCTGCACACCCAGACGCGACCGATACCTAAATGACGCGCTATCGTCGTCTGAGAAGGCCAACACACGCCGTAACTGTTCGTGTACATACCTAGACACGCCAGGATCTTTATGTGCGGCCCAGTGAGCCTCTCGTCCTGCATAGCTCTTGCAGGAATGATCGAGTAGCGTCGGATGTTGGGCTTATCTTTAAAAGGGATTTCATCGTCTATCTGTTCCTGATTATGTTTGAACTGAATACTGGTTAGCTCGGCGCTGGGAAACTTGGCCTTGATCTCATTCGCCGTCTTCAACGCATCGGCCTCGATCACCGTGACGATCTCTTCCAGCATATACACCACTGGGTCTTTACCCTTCATCAACGGGATGACGCGCTGCATATCAAGCCGGTCATTCACAAAGTAATAGTTTCGCCCCGCAATCCTTGCTTGCAGATAAAAGACATCGCTCACCCCTCCCGCTTCACGGAGCTGGTTATCGATCGCCCTCAACCCTTTGACCAGGTTCTCACACGCCCTGATCTTTTCATCTGGGTCACTGATCGTCAGATACCTCTCTCTGGCGTTCTGATACTTCGCCGCAATCTCAGGTGTGGTCATCTTGAACCAGGCATACCAACCCCACTTCTTGTTCATCTCGTTTTCAGCTACCATGAACGACTCAATAGCAGCTTGAACTTTCTTACTCCACTCTCTCATCTTTCTACCTCGGACGAACGCGGACAGGATTCGGACAGACGGACAGAACTATATGTTCTGTCCTGTCCGTCCGCGCCCCGTCCCTGTCGCACTTTTTGTCCGTCCTTTGTCCGCGTTTGTCCGCGCACCTCTACAACCCGCGTCATTGCTGGATTCCTTCGTTGTCCATTTTGTCCGAATCGTGTCCGAGCTTGTCCGTTTCCCGAATCCAATCAATATTCTTAGAGTTGGCACGGACAACGATAATGTCCGCATTTCCGAGCGCCTCAATCGCTCTTTTCCATGCCTTCCTTGCACGATCTTTGAGACGTGAATCACTGACATCCAGCTCTTCCTTTTCTGCCATCCAGAACACAAAACTATCCCTAGCAACTTCGACACTGATGACATCATTCTTGTCCGTCGCGTCGCGTAAACAATTCATCGCCTTCAGTTGTGTCTCGTTGAGCGTCGTCTTACCGGCTGCAACTTCATCTGCCGTGAGCCGTCTCAGATACACAGAAGTCTCTCCACCAATCGTGCCGACCTCTGCACTCTCCATCTGAAAGAAATAGTCCTCTGCTGGCTCTGCATCCTTCTGCTTCTCTGTCGTCACTGTGATTTGTGCGCCAGACTTCTTGATCTGGATTGACGTGTCTACGGCTCCGAGAAGAGCTGACGATCCTCTCATCCCCTTTGAGCCGTCCTTGCCACTGTGATGGATGCCGATCAGCGCCGTGTCGTAGGTCTGTTTGAGTACGTCGCATGACTTCACAAACTTACCGATATCCGTCGCCGAGTTCTCATCTGCGCCGAGTAATGCCCTAGCGACTGTGTCCACAACGATCAGGCTGAAACCCCCAGCTCGCTCTTCAAGCACCTGTATGGTTGCGCTCAGTTTCTCCACGTCTGCCGGATTGGTGAAATCCACAGCGGTCGGTAGGACGTAAAACGGTAACTGCTTCTCATCAACCTGTGCGCCGCGATTCTCGATCCATGCCTTGACACGCTTGCCGAGGCCGCCAACACCCTCTCCTGCGATATACAGTACAGAGCCTTGCTTGACCTCCATCTCGTGGAACTGATGCCCTGTAGCGACGCAGAGAGCGACATCAAGAGCCAGGAACGTCTTGCCGCATCCTGGTGGACCCCACATCACGCTGAAGCCATGCTCTGTGAACAGGCTGTTGACCAAAAACTTAATCGGTGGCATCGCCATCAGCTCACCAATCGCCATCGTCTTGAACGTCTCAATCTGATCTGGTTCGATTTCACCGGGATCTGGCACTGGCTCTGTAATAAGCGCAGCCTTGTTCACCAGTGCAAACAGTTGATGCTTTGTCTTTCCCGTTTCGAGCCAATCAACGATGTCGCCCTTCGGCGGTAGTTGATCGCTGAGATCAAGTAACTTGATCTGGGATGCGACACCGATCAGCGTGTTGATGACCTTCGCGCCGTGCTTCACACCGACTTCATCATTGTCCGGCATGACGACGACACGTCTACCTTTCAGCCACTTGCTGTGTGTCTCGGTCCATTGTCCGCTACCGCCATTATTTGTAGTTGCCAGGACACCAATCTCATTGAGTTTGTCGGCAGCCTTCTCACCCTCCACAATAAATACCGGCTTATCCTTGTGATGCAGGACGGCAGGAAGATTATACGGAATCCGGTTAATACCTTTGAGGTTCCTGATCCAACCTCCTTGACCATCTGGGCGTTGCTGACGAAACGTCTTAGATCCGTCTTGAAAGTCGGTACGTACCACCTGGTACTCCAGGACACCGTGATCTCCAATATAGTCGTACACCGTAATTTCATCTCTGCCTCGCTTCTGGAACTGTGGGTCTTTCTCCATGCCGAACTCATGCTCTAGCGCGTCGGCTATGTTACCGTTGATCTGCGGCCTTGCGAGTTTGTACAGGTCAACAAAACCACCCGACTCGCCTGTCTCATGGTCCTGAAAGACTCCTTTCTCTGTATCGACGCTCTTCGATCCGTTGTTGCCGAACCTGAGTTCGCTGCCGTGGGACATCTTTTTATTCGGTTCTCCCCACAACTCTTGCGCGATCACGCCGATGTGTTCTGCGTATTTGTTCATGTGTCACCCCAAAAAAATGCCCCCATTGCTGGGGGCGCAGTATCAGAACTTCCAATCATCGTCGTCCGATGGTGCCGGTTGGGGTTCCGGCTGGGGTTCTGGGGTGATCTCCTGAACAGGAGCTGGTTGCGCTTCGGGCTTTTCTTTCCATCCCTTCAGCTCAAACTCTGGTACGCGAGTCGTACCCTTACCAATCGACACAGCCTTGGCACCGTTGAATGCGACCATTGCCATCTTGCCTTGGTTGCTTGCTGCACCGTTATGGACGTGTGGCCAGACAGCCTCAAGACCCATCTTTGGCCCTGATCCTGTACTGGTCCACTCTCTCCAGCCGTAGTCGGATAGGTAGATCATCACGCTGAATCCGCGCTTGAATCCTTCGCCTGGGTTTGGAGCCTTGACTCCGGGTCTTTCGTCCCACACCCACTCAGGCGCTTGGCCTTCCATGATCTTCCCCCAGCCGGTCTTCAGGCTGTCCGGGTCGATACCCATACCTTTGAACTCGATCTCGTCGCCATCGACATACCACGCATTAACCGATGGCTTGAAGCGGAAATACTCCGCAGTTGAATCGCTAAGTCCTAGCATTACTCTTCTCCTATTTCTCTGACTATGCCGCACCACAGCTCAAAGCTGATTTGTGCGACGCCTTCCAGGTCATATTCACCAAAGCAATCAGACCCTGGGCCAATCCAATGGATGTAGACCTTGATTGGTTTGCGGTCTTCTTTGGTAATTAAACAGGGCCAAGCACTGACCTGGATGGCTTGGCTCACTGCCTGTTCCCAGAATGACTTCAGGTCACTCTCGGTAATCTTTGCGTATCGCTTGCATTCGATAGACCAACCCGGCACACCAGACAGATCGTCACCGCCCTGCTGATATTGCTCCAGGTTGCGCTTACACTCATAGCCAAGATGATCTCGGATCAGGTTAGCGATCTCTCTCTCAAACGTCGCACCCTTGCGTCGGGACATTGCGCCCATGTGTTACCTCTTTATTCACGTATCGCACAAGATAATCCGAGAAAAGTTACCTCTCAAGAAAAAAAGTGTTGACATGGTTGGAACTTATGGTCTACATTCAGATCTGGCTTCGGCCAACGGGGAAAACTGTGAGAGAGACAAAAGAGATGAAAACAGCAATTAAGTGGAGTGACATCAAGCGCCTTGCAAAGCTTGCTGGCTTTGAAATCAAGAAGCTTGATCTTGATAGCGAGTACTACGATTATTTTGAGATTGAGTTTGAGTGGGCCGGCAACGTGTGCCGCATCAACGCTGATATTTTCTTGGAAGATGCCTACGACAATCTTTACAAGAAAGGCGATTTCGCTGATTTCCGTTTGACTATTGGTCCAAGACGTTCTGATGACATCGATAAAGCTGCTCGTCATTCTCTTGGAATTCTCGCAACAATCATTTCTGATGGAGCGTGGTAATGGAGGTGCTTATGTCTAACGAAATTTACATCCGCTATGAAGTCCAAGGACTGCGCGAGCGGTTAAATGGTCCAGTTTATGACTGGATTGTCAGTGGCGTGTGCAAACAGCCGTCACCTTGGCACTCAACTGTGTTGGGGCATTTTGCTACAGAAGCAGAAGCGAAAGCGTTTCTGCAAAAATTGGAGGAGGCCGCGTAAGCGGCCCCAGGGGGAATCATGGAACTGCATATCGGAGCCAGAGTCTCGCTCGCCGGAGGGCAGATCTCCGGCACTGTCCTGTCGTACAGCTCAAAGGCTGTGCGTATTCTTACTGATGACGGTAAAAAAATTGTCGTCTCAATCAAGCTCGTCGAAACAATTTTGGAGGCATTTATATGAGTGAATACATTCCTGAATCAATCAAAAAGCAAATGGCATACATTGATAGCATTGAGAGAAGAGAACATCCTTGTGTGTTGTGTCATAAGCCAGTGTCTATTAAATCAATTGAAGAGCATGGCGGATGTCATCATTGTGAAGCTGATATCGAAATAAGGACACTGTTTTTTGGCGATGATGTTTGTGTTCTTAAAAAGCCATTGGAAAAAACGATATGATTGACGCATTCGTTTTTGTTCTTTCCGTCACAATCGGGGTCACAATACTCAGTGGTTTGGCTTACTTGGCTGATCGCATACTGCGACGCATCAGTGGACGCGGGATCGTGCCGGAGGATTACTACAAATGAGAGTGTTAGTTGCTTGTGAATACTCTGGGCGCGTCAGAGAGGCGTTCAGGAAACTTGGTCACGACGCATGGAGTTGCGATCTGCTGCCGAGTGATGACAACAGCAAGTTCCATATCCAAGGTGATGTAGTTCCACTGCTCAACCAGGGATGGGATTTACTGATAGCGCATCCGCCATGCACATACCTCTGCAATAGCGGAGTGTCTTGGCTGCACCGAACCGAAGGCAGATGGGAGAAAATGGTTGAAGGCGCTGAGTTCTTCAACCTGTTCTGGCAAGCCGACATACCAAAGATCTGCGTAGAAAATCCAATCATGCATAAGTATGCCAAAGAAATTATTGGTGCTGAACAAACACAAACTGTTCAGCCGTGGATGTTTGGTCATGCTGAGAGCAAAGCTACATGCTTGTGGTTGAAGGGACTCGATCCTTTGATTGAGACTAACAACGTCAAAGACGAGTGGAAGTCTCTGCCCAAGAAAGAAGCACAACGACTGCACATGCTACCACCCAGTAAAGACAGGTGGAAACTACGCAGTGAGACATACCAAGGTATTGCGAATGCAATGGCAGAGCAATGGGGGAAACTATGATCCGCACCCTGTATCAAATGATTTACTTCGCCGGTGCCGAGCATCAAATCAAGTTCACCGACACGTCGATCAATGACCCAGACGAAATGCCTGGTCTGCAACTCATCGACATTGATGGACTCGATCAGCACCAGCTTTCGCCTGAACTGTGGCAATACGCCACGCAGCAGATGGACCCAGACACAGCAATGACAGAAGAGGAGCTGTACCGATGGTAGGTAAAGTCACAACCATTCAGAAGATGAGCGCGAGCCGTCTTCCAAACATCATGGGCTTCAGTCCCTGGTCCACGCCGAACGATGAGCTGGCAACGACGATCAAGGCACGTAAGGAAGGTGTCGATCACTACGACATTCAGATCGGTGAGGCCGCTGACTGGGGTAACGAGTTTGAGGATCAGATCCTACGCACTGCTTCACAGCGCCTCGGGCTGAAGAAACTCAAGTTATCGTACCCAGAGCCGTACACCTATAAAGATTTGCTCCAGGCTTCTCTTGATGGCGGCGCAATGGCTGATGGTTTGGTCATCAACACCGATGTTGCTAATAACATTTACGTGATGAACTCAGGTGACACGATCACACTGGAAGGCAAAGGTGTCTTGGAGGCCAAGCTAACTCGCGTCGCTCCAAGGGACGTTCCTGATGCCTACCGTGGTCCGATACAGTTGCAGGGACAAATGCTCTGTACGGGCGCTCAGTGGGGTTTGATCGCTACTCTGTACCAGGGAGTCGAGCTGTACATTTACGTGTACAAGGCTGACTTTGAAATGCAGGAAAAAATTATCATGGCGTGTTCCGACTTTGAGCGCAGGGTACGTGATGAAGATTGGTATCCAGCTATGTCAGCGACTGAAGCTGCCGACATGAAGGGCGACGCACCTGACGATGTCGAGATGGATGCAGATGATGACCTCAAGGAAAAGATCGAACGCCTTGCACACATCCGTACAGAGCTGAAGGCGTATGAGGCACTGGCCTCTGACTTACAGCTCGACATCATGAATGCGGTGGGCGAGGCTAACATCTGTAATGCAGGACAGTACAAGATCACCTGGCCGGTGCGTCGAGTCAAAGCAAAACCGGCACAAGTCAAAGAGATCCCAGCGGTCGAGGAACACTGGGCCAGAGCAAAGACACTGAAGTTGGAGGAGCTATGACCAGACAACAGATAGAAGTCATCGTGGCGATGTACAAGAACGGTGACTCATACGCCGGGATATCAAGAGTCATAAACAAAAGCGAATACAAGATCAAACACTGGGTCAAAGAGAACCGCATTGAGTATGGCTTAGAGAAGCGCAGAAATTTGGCAGACAAATTTAACAATGCGTTGTCGCCATCGGCGTGGGACGACAGCAAATGGAATTTGGAACGCGGACTAGAACTCATAAAGAGGAGATGGGCATGACAATGACAGTGAGAATTGAGATAGAGGGTAAGGCAGAAGACTTCCAGGAACTCTTTGTGCCGAGTGATCGACAGCAGGAGTTTATCGAGATGACCTTTGATGCGTACACAGAAGCGCTCAAGCAGCTTGTCTGGAAACAGATCGACCCACACAACTTCACGGGGTTAGCTGATGCAAAGAAAAGATGACGCTGCACTGGAGTTTATCAGAGGATACATCTCAGAGAGAGGCTATGCTCCGAACTTCATCGAGATTATGGAAGCGGTCGGCGAGACATCCAAAGCCGGTATCACCAGAGTCATCAACCGACTCGCAGCGGAACAAAAGATCAGTCGCGTTCCTGGTGTTGCTAGATCGATTACCGTGATAGACTCAAGAGACTAGCACTCTCTCATACCCACGCTAGTATTCCCTCACCCGGTTAAGCTACCGGGCTGGCCCCTCCCCAGGGGCCTTTTTTATGAGCTGCATTTGTATCTTGGATTGTTCGTCTTGATTGAACCGTTTTGCTTTGCGCCGGTTCTGTGCCTTAGTAAGAATCTGGCAGTTGGCTGGCACTGACAGCCCACACACCTGGTCATGGATCAGTGGGATGATGTGATCGACCTCGTGCTTCACACCGCTATCAATCGTCAGCAACTGCGCCTCAAGATACAGGCGCCTGATCTCGGTCACACCCTGCGGTGTTGCGACGCGGGACTTGCGCTCAAAGTGTTTGCGTAACTTGGCTGCGCGTTTATGTGCGCGGGTGTGGTAATACTTGATCGCATTCTTGCGCTTCTTCTTTTTATATTCCGCGTCGCCGTAGTCGATCCAGTAGTCTTTCTTGGTGCGCTCTCGGTTTCTGATACGCAAACATTCACGGCAGTTCTTGTTTGAAGCGAATCGCTCAGAGAGATGTCCGTGTTTGCATGGTTTGCCCGTGTAGTAATAAGTGACACCTTGTCTGAGCGCCTCGGATTGAGTCGCCGGAAATTTCCTTTTCTCCATTGACTCGTCTCATTTAATAAGACCAGATCGTCGGGCGTGGGAATCCGTCGTCTGTCGTCAGATCGTCCAGGTGAATGAATCGAGCAGATCCTTTCTGCTGAATACCAATGCCGGTGAAGCCGTGTCCTAGTGCGGCGCATAAAAAGTTGTATGCGTCTTCGCCCTGTATAGCGATATCAGCAGCGCGTCCGCTTGCGTGAGCGCCTGGGTTCCTGCCGCTGGCTATCTTCTTCGCCTCGATGGGATGCTGAGTACACCTGTACCCGCTGGTTACTGTCATTGGTTGACCCCAATCGGCTCTCAGACTTGTCAGCCGGTCCATGAACTCGCTGTGCATACCGTCCGCACCGCACCCACATTGGCATCGCATCTCATCCTGTGAAAAGTATGGTGAACTCCAGCTCATTTCTTTTTCTTCTCCATAAATCCTTCGACGGCTCCACCGCCAAAATAAAACCCTAAGATAATCAGCATTGCATAGTTGATGCTGAACTGATCCATCACCTTTGTGACGGCATCAGGATCGCCTTGTCCTGAAATCGTCATTGCCAGTACCAGGACATAGCTACCTAAGAATGTCAGGCCAAACATCAACGCCAGGTAGCGCTGCGCTAATTTAAACGGCGCGTATGCCTGAAGTAAATCTGTCTTGGCTTTGGCCTTGGCCTGTATCTCTTCCTCTGTCGAGGTATGCATATTGTCGATTAGGTCCAGACCTTTTGAGATCACGTCACCAGAACCAAGCATCTTTGATATCACACCGAGCATATTTACACTCCTGTTTTCTTGTCACTAGGGATCGGCACACAGGCCATCCCTCTTGGGTCTTCAGCATCAGCCATCAAGACCATTGCGTCGCTAAAACAATCCTGGGGATTGGCGTATTCCTTTCTGTCTATGATTTGCAAAACCCCTGGCTCTATCGCAATCGTGATTATCCCATACACCAGCCACATACTAGCGGCCTCTCATGGAGATGATAGCCAACAGAAGCCAGATTCCTAGACCGACCACCAAACAGCCAGCAAGTACAGCAGCAGTAATAATAAGTCCGTCTTTAATCGCTTTCTTTTTACGCTTTCTGGCCACTTCTTCACGCTCTTGTTGTTTCTTCCTTAGCTCTTTGCGATTGCGTAGGAAAGTCTGATAGTCGTCCCAGAGCCGAGGACGACCGGCATATATGAATAATTGCTTGATTTCATACTCTTTTTTTCTAATATCCTCTAACGCCCAGAATGCTTCCATGTCCCCATCAGCGGCTTCTTTTTCTAGTTCTTCGTGAGCATCAGCGAGTCTTGTTAAGTCTTTTCCCATCTGACCTACAGAGGTGACATGACCCGCCATCTCTTTGAGTGCGCCGATAGCCTCGTTAGCGGCCTTTACCGCACTGATAGCGAGGCCGATCTCAGCGAACATCTACGTCACCTTCATCAACACAGCGACAAGCATAGCGATAATGCTACCCGCTGCACCGATCATCACTGCCTCGATTCTTTTTATTCGGAGGATGGTTTCACGCCAGCGCTCACCGCAGACAGCCTCGTGCGCTTCCAGGCGCGTCTCAATACTGTCTATCCGTTTATGTGCGGAGGCCACGGTGCGTTTATCCATTACTCGGCCCAAGGCATTCCAGTAGCAGATGTAGGGTTCTTGTCTTCCTCGATCTTGGCTTGCAGTGCCGCCTCAATCTCATCGACTTTCTCCTGTCCACCCAGAGCCTCTGTGACCCATGCCTTGACTGTTGTCTCTGTCAGATCGTCATAGGCAATGAAGCCATCAGCCGCGGGATCGCCAGTGACCGATACAGTGCCGTAGGCTCCCTTTGAGTAATCACCATCGACTAGATCAAAGCGATAGTGAATGTTGTACACGACTCCAGATGGTAGTGTGCGCTCAAGTTGTGCGATTGTGAGTTCCATTAAGAACCTCCTGTTAAGTTAGATATTTGATTTTCTAAAGACTCAATTCGGGTCAACGCTTCCTGCAATGCCGCAACTAATACAGGTGTAATACGCCCATAATCCATAGCCATCATTTCTTCACCATCAGGTGTGCCAGACACTGCTTCTGGGACAATACTCTGCATCTCCTGTGCGATAAAGCCTACTACTGAGCCAGCTTCAGGATTATCTATCCATTTGTGTGATACAGGATTCATCCGCATCAGACGATCTGTGGCATCTGCAATAGGCTCAATACTGGTTTTTAAGCGAGCATCAGAAGTGGTGTTATAAGTTGTCGCAGAACTGGTTACAGAAATAGACCCTACGGTGGTACCGTCTTTGCGGAATTTAACTATTTTCCCATCACTACCAAGTCGATTAAAGTTGGTAACGTCACCGTCTTGCCTGGAGATATCTAAAGAAGCGTTGGCTCGATAGCAAAGTCCTGCATCGCCACCGTCTGTTACTGCGTATTGAGTATTGTTAGTCGTACCAACTAGCAAGTTACCTGAGCTATCGATTCTGGCGGCTTCTGAGCCACCCATAAAAAATGTTAAAGGCAAAGGAGTAGTCGATGCATTACCTGCACGAGAATATAAGCGATTATCGGTATCAGTTGGGATAAACAAGAATGCACTATTTCCAGTAGTGGCCTCTATTGTAGCATTCCCTATGACATGAAGATTTCTGTTAGGACTCGTAGTACCTATGCCTACTTTGCCACTAGAGTCGATACGCATGGCTTCTGAGCCGTTAGGAGACACAAAAAAGTTAGCACCTAAAAATCCAAACTCATTCGTTGATGATGTGGTGTTTACCATTTCTATCTTGGTATTAGCACCTGTGCTTTCTAATCGTATTGTGTCGTTGCCACCAGTTACGTGTAGCGTTCTCACAGGACTCGTAGT